AGACATTATTAACAGAATTAACAACAACTAATGGCGATTTACGCCCTTTAATTACGAAATATCGTATGGGCAACGATATTTCTGAAGAACTTAATATAGCCCTATCCTATTTATCTAAGAATTCTCAATACGTTGGACATGATTTATTTAAATTAGATGATGAAAAAGAACTTGATATCTTAATGAATGAAGGTAGTTTTGAATTAAAACCACTTTTAACACAAATAAATAAAAAAAGTTGTAGTGTATTCTTTGTTGAAGATGTGCACAATCGTAATATAGATGATATTACAATTAAAAATTCAAGAAAAAATTATCAATTGAACAAATTCTTTATAGAAAATATGACAGCGATAGGTGGCGGAAATATACATAAATTAAAAGAAGCTATGAATTATATAAGATGCGGAGGTTCAAAGATTGACAAAATGCGTTATTTAACGAGTTATAATACAAATGATAACGAAACAAGAGATCTAGCTAGAAATGGTATGCTCAAATTAGATTATGAAATGCTAGCAAAAAAAATCTATCCAGGGGAATTAAAAAAAATTAAAATACAATCCCTTAGTGAAGTTATGAAAACAATTGAAATTAATATGGATGCAAATCCTGGATATATACTTAATAATCTTGGATTCCAAGATAAATCAGAATGTTTACCACTCATGATTGGGGCTTACGAGATGATATATAATAATTGGACTTCTCAAGAATGTGGATTTCAACCTAAAATAAATTGGACTATAGCATCACGTCCTAAAATCATTAAAAAGGGAAAGGCACTTTACAAAGTTAGACATAACGAACCAATTGGTCGAGTAATATCCTTACCAGATGGCATTGAACAATGGATAAATCATCCAGTTTGGTATCCAATTATGAGTAGAATCAAATTTTATAATAAAGAATGTTTATTCGGAAACACACCTATAATGCTGGGATTAAAACGAGCCGGATTATCATGGAATTATTTACGATATCATATAAAAGAAAGAAAATACATTTTTTCTGGAGATTGGTCTCAATATGATCAAAGAGTGAATTCGTATTTATTTGAAAATGCCATTCGTGCTATATCTTATTTATTTGATCATGAAGATGTTAATACTCATAATTATATTCAAAACTGGATTAAATTTGTTCGAGAGCAAGTTATGAATGGAACATACATCATAGATAAAAGTGAAGTATTAGAAAGAGTAGGAGGAGTTCCATCTGGATCTCTCTTAACGAGTTTAATTGATAGTATTACAAATTTTAATGTGATATATGAAGTAATGAGAGTCATGGATTATAAGGATAATGAATTTGAGGTTGGTGTTTATGGAGATGACCATTACATATTATTTGATGATTTAAAAGGAATGACTCCTCCTATATTTGCAAAGAAATTTTCGAAGATCGCAGCAGCTTTATTCAATTTTAAATCGTCTTATAAGGATACCATTGTTTGTGAGACAGAAAATATGGAAGTTCAATATAAACGACCTGTATATGATGAACCATGGTATGAATTAATGAAAGGAACTTCA